ATCATCATGGGTGTAAAGTTCAACGACGGAATCGAGGTCGTCAGATCGCAAGCTCAAACCGCTGCCGCCTGACCCAGTCCGTCACCAAGATTCGGCGATAGCTCGCTGTAAAGTCAACTTGGTGACCTGAAATATTGTTTAGATAAGGAATTATAAAAGGGACGAGACAATCAACGGCGTCCCGAACTGGGGACGCTGTAACTTCCGAACGTTTAAACGCGGCATAGAGAAATGCGTACGAACGAGCGGCGCGGGTCGCTCCCTTCACGTCAAAGATCGCGTCAATTCCGACGGTGGCCATTCTGACCCCTCCCCCAGAGTTGTGAACGATATAATTACTCGCAGCGCTCGGCAACCTATACCGGGCGCACGTTTTGAGGGCAGCGCGTGTGAGAACGTGAACGGCAGGCGAACAAATTTGCAAACGGTTTGCAAACGGGTGCCCAGCGGGCAGCTCAGAGGGGGCGATCCGGCCTTGTTTTCATTAAGCGTTTTGGTCGGAGCGCCGAGATTTGAACTCGGGACCCCCAGTCCCCCAGTTTAGATCGGGCGATTTCCCCCGCTTCCCCGCACTGCCCGGTTATCCCCCGAAAGCCTTGCGCGGCGCGCGTTTTCGCGCTACCGCGATTCCTGCTCTTACCCGCCGTTTCCCCACGGCGTGACGACATAGTGACGATACGAGCAGGCCGCGAGGGCCGCAGTCACCTGACTAGACGGTCGGAGGTTCGATGCCGCGCAAGCTGACCAAGGCCGCGATCGCCGCGCTCGCGCCGCGCGCCAAAACCTATATCGAATACGACACGGTGGTGGCCAAGCTCGGCGTCCGCGTGACGCCGGCCGGCGCCCGATCGTGGACCTACGAATTCCGCCCCGGCGGCGGCCGCCGCGCCGCCGTACGGCGCATGACGCTGGCGCCGGCCGATGACCTGTCCCCGGAGAAGGCCCGCCGCCAGGCGAAGCGCCTGGCCGGCATGGTCGCGCTTGGCGGTGATCCCGCTGCCGAGCGTCACCAGCAGCGCACGGCGGCGACGATCGAGGAGCTCGCCGATCGGTTCATGCGCGAGGAAATCTCGACCAAGCGCAAGCCGCGCACCGCGGAGCTCTACGAGCACTACTTCGAAAATCACATCATTCCTCGGCTGGGCTCCAAGCGCGCCAGCGATGTCACGCGCGCCGACCTGGAGCGGTTGCATCGGGCGATCGGCGAGACTGCCGAGCCAACGGCCAATCGCGTGGTGACTCTAGTTTCCGGCCTCTACACCTGGGCTGGGCGCCTCGACAAATTATTGGAGGGCATCAATCCAGCAAAAGGCATCACGCACTTTCGCGAGCTGAGCAAGGAGCGCTTTCTGACCACCGCCGAGCTCGGGCGCCTGGCCGAGACGCTCGCCGCGGCGGAAACGGTCGGCTTGCCGTTCGAGATCGATGCCTCGGCGCCGAACGCCAAGCACAATCGCAAACCGGAAAATCGCCGCATCATCGTCTCGCCGTTCGCAACCAACGCCATTCGGTTATTGCTGTTCACCGGCTGCCGGCTGCGCGAGATCCTGCATCTGCGGTGGGAGGATGTCGATCTCGAGCGCGGCCTTTTCACCTTGCACGATTCCAAGACCGGCCGCCGCGACATTTTGCTCAACGCGCCGGCGCTCACGGTGCTGGACGAGCTGTCGCGGATCCGGCTCGGCGAATTCGTGATTGCCGGCGATCGCGCCGGCACGGCAGACGAGAAGCCGCGTGCCGACCTGGCGAAACCTTGGCGCCAGGTCGTCAACCATGCCGAGCTCGCCGGCGTGACGCTGCATACGCTGCGCCACACCCACGCCGCGACCGGCGTCGGTGTCGGCTTCGGCCTGCCGGTGATCGGCGCCTTGCTGGGTCACCGCCAGGCCTCGACCACGGCGAAATATGCCCACGTTGGCGATACCGTCGCGCGCCGCGCCTCGGACGCCATCGGCGCGCAGCTCGCGGCGGCGATGGGCGGCCCCGCGGAGCAAACAAGCGGAGAAGTCATTCCGCTGAAAAGGTCGCGCTGATGGTCAGTCGGGCTCGCAAGGAGGCGAGGGAAAGAGGCATCTTCCGGCCGCGCTATGCCGGGCGCCGCCCGCGCGGCGCGGTGTCGCTGCGGGACGCCCCGCGGCGCTTTGAAGTCGCGCTATTTTACATGCTGACGACAGTGCGCAAAGAGGCGCCTAATCGCGCGGCGCAACTCGCCGCCGCAGCCCTTCACAAGGATAGCACCGCCGCCCTTCTCCCGCACGGCGCCGGGATCTCGCTCGGCTTCCCGGATGATCCTAGCGGCACGCGTATCGGTGTGCTCGATAACAGGCGATGGAAGATTGTCCGCGAGGCTCCGAAATTGATTGCCGCCGCTGATGGTGACGATCAGGTGTGGCTGAAAATGTCAGCGTATGCGCTGCACGGGGCGTTCAACGCGGTTGCTCTCGGCGATGTCGGTTTGTTGAACGGATTTATTCAAGTGCTCGTACGTCTCGGTTGGGGCGACCAGCTCCGAAAGCTCCTCGGTGCTCGCGAAGGCTGAAGCCCGAGAGGCAGCCGCCTGGCCGGGAAAATAAATTCGTTAGGAACGAACAGATATATAACGCGACATGGGGTCGGATTTTGCGGGCAAGCTGCCCGCAGTTTGCGGGCAGGTTCGCGTCACTAATTGCCCCGTAATATTAAGGCCTTAACATAGAAAATCTTTTCGTACAGTGACCTGGTTGCTCGAAGCACCCTATAGATCCCTCACGTGCGAATGTTCACGATGAGGGCATACCGATGACGCTTCTTCATTCTGGCGCGACGAGCCGCGCGGGCCCTGGATTGCCGGTCGATCGACTTTTCGGAAAGGCCGAGCTTGCGCGCTACCTCGGTCTCTCCGTCTCGGGTCTAACTAAACTGCTCGAGAGCAACCGTGGCCCCGCGGTGATCCGCGTCGGCCGTCTTGTCCGTTTTCGGCACGACGATGTTGTTGCTTGGCTCGAGGCGCGGCGCTCCGATACTCGCGCCACATCGTAATTTGGTGAGGCGTGAACGTGAAGCCGGAGAACGGTAGCGGGATGATTGGCGGCGTCTCCTTCGAGACGAGCGGCGACATCGTCACCAAGAGCGCTTTTGCTTCCTTGATCGGCGTGAGCGCCGGGCGCGTTTCTCAATTTCTGTCAGAGAAAAAAATATTCGGTGACGCACTTGTTGGTGAAGGGCGATGCGCACGCATCCGGGTATCCGTGGCCTGCCAGCAGCTCAAGCGCAACCTTGATATCTCCCAGCGCTTCGGCAATGGCATTACCACCAGGCTCGATCAGCCATTGCCGGTCTCGGAGGTCGGCCCTCCTGCCGATCCGATCGAGGAGCAGCTCAAGCGCGAGAAGCTCGAGCAGCTGCAGCGGCTCAATCGTAAAGCTGCGCGCGAGGAAGCCGAGAAAGTTGGGAAGCTGACAGATTCCGACCTGGCACGACAACAGATGGGGCGCATCGCCGCCCAGGTCGTGACCATATTCGAGGGATCCGCAGCGGAGGTTGCAAATACGATCGCTGCGACCTTCAACCTGCCGCCGCGCGACGTGGTGCACCTTGTCCGCGGAGAATTCCGCAAAGTGAGAGCTTCCGCTGCCAAGGCGCTGCGCCGCGGCGTTGATGGCGTTCCGTTGATTGCCCTGGTCGAGGTCGGCGAGCAAGCAGAAGCCGTCCTCGAGGACGCGCTTGCGATCGAATGACAATGCAAATTCAGGTCACCAATCCGGAACGCCTGGCGCTCGAGGCTATGATCGCGGCGATCGAACCGCCGCCGCCGGTCGACTATTTGTTCTGGGCCGAAGACAACATCGTCTTCACGGAACGTGAAAGCCGGTTTCCCGGTCCGTACAATCGCAACCTGTTTCCCTATTTCGACGAGATCCTGCGCGCGCTGTCGCCGGATGATCCTTGCCGCTTTGTTACTGTGAAAGGCTCGGCCCAGGTCGGTAAGACTGTCGTGGGCAACATTTTCGTCGGCGGTTCGATGGTCATGGATCCGCGCGACATCCTGGTCGTGCATCCAACCGACGACAACGCATCCCGTTGGTCGAAACTCAAACTCAGTCCGATGCTGCGCGGGACGCCGACGCTGGCGCGATTGTTTCCCGAGAAATCGCGGGACAGCGGCAATTCAATCCTTTTCAAGGAGCGTGCTGACGGTCTCGGCGCCATCCTGATCTCCGGGGCAAATTCGCCGGCCTCGCTCTCGCAAGTCACGATGTCCCGCCAGGTGCAGGACGATGTCAGCAAATGGGAACCAAACCCCGCCGGCGATCCCGAGCAGCAAGCCGACAATCGCTCGCGCTCCGATGAGTTTGCCAAGATCTTGAAAATCTCCACCCCGCTCATCCTGCCGGGGTGCCGCATCACTAAGAACTTCGAAGCCGGCAGCCAGGAATATCCCTATGTCCCCTGTCCGCATTGCGAGCACATGCAGGTGCTCGAATGGGACAACATGCAGGGGCATCTCGATGTCGATCATCCGGAGCTCGCGCATTTTGTCTGCGAGGGCTGCGGCTGTGAGATCCACGAAACCGACCGAGCGAAAATGCTCGCCGGCTTCGAATGGCGCGCGCGTAACCCCGCGGCCAAGCGCTACCACCGGTCATTCTGGATCTGGTCGGCCTACTCGTATCTGCAATCGTGGGAATTGATCGCCCGCGAATGGCTGAAGGCCAAGGGCGATCCGGCAGCAGAGAAGTCCTTCCTCAACGAAACGGTCGGCGAAGCCTACAAGGCGCAAGGTGAAGCGCCACCGTGGGAGGACTTACGAAATCGGGCGGCCGCCTCACACTATGTGCGGGGCAGGGTGCCGCCGGGTGCGGTCCTGCTTATGCTTGGGATCGATTGCCAAGGTGATCGGGTGGAGTGGCAACTCGTAGGATTTGGTCGCGAGTATCGCCGCTACGTGATCGACTACGGCATTGTCGATCGACACATCTCGGATCCCGATTGCCAGCGCAATCTCGACCTTGTGCTGGCCAAGCAATGGATCAACGTCGCCGGCAAGTCGCTCGGCATCGATCGGGCGGCGATCGACGGCAACGCCTGGACCGAGGATGTCTGGAGCTTTGTGCGCCGGCATCCGGCGTCGAAAGTGATCATGGTGCGCGGCCGCGGCGAGGATTCCGCCCCGCGCCTGGCGTTGGTGAAGCGCGAGCGCAACGAGAAGACCGGCTTACTGCGAAAATATTCGCGCCGCTTCTACAATCTCGGCGTCTCGATCCTGAAAATGGCGCTCTATCGCGATCTCGCCAAGGATGATCCGCTGGCGGTCGGCTATGTCTCGTTTCCATCCGGCCTCGAGGATGAATATTTTCAGGAGCTGACGGCGGAGCGGCGGGTGCCGCATACCCGCTACGGCTTCACCACCTATCGCTGGGAAAAGGATGATCGCCAGGACAACGAGGCGCTCGATACGTTGGTGCAGGCGACCGGCGCCGCCATCAAGTACGGCGTTTACGGAATGTCGGATGTGAGCTGGGCGAAGTTGGAAGCCGAGCGCGAAGCGGCGCAGGGCGCTCCGCAGGCGGATCTGGAAGATTTGCTCAGTGCCGCACCAAACGACAGCGGTGGTGTCACTATACGCCAGGCCCAGCCTCGCAAAAGATCGCTCGCAGAGATGTTGCCGAGGTGATCCCCAATGGCCACTAAACAACAAGCGATCGGCGAGACTGGGCGCATCAGCGCGATGGGAATTCCGTGGTATGGGCGCGAGGACTATCCGCGCATCTGCAAAATCATGGCCGATGGTGAAAGATTCCCGGAAGTCTATGACGATTGGTTGCACAGAGCGGAAGCAGTGGAACGCAGGATCGCGGCAAGCGGCGTACCAGCCATCCGCGCCATGATTGATCCGGAGCAATTTCTGATCTGGTGCAAAATTCGCGCGTCAAAGTGCGACAGCCAGGCGCGCGGGCGCTTCGCTGCCGAAAAAGCCCGCGATGCAATCCGCTGATGATTCCTATTCGCAAAAACATCACTTCCCCAGCCAGTGCTGCAGAGCGCGCCGCGATTAAACCGCGATTTAGCGAGCTGCCGACTCCGGCCGAACGGGTCGAAAAGCTCGACGAGGCAGCCACCACTACTAACGAGCTTCCGCGAACTTCGCGGAAGCCGCTTAACATGGATGCTGAGGTTTTTGATCACATCGTTGATGCGGTTTGTGTGCGATTAGAGCCGGTATTTGCCGCGATGCTAAGGAAGCTCATTGAGCAAAGAGATCAAATTATCGAAGTTGGCATGCGACTTGAAAAGAAGCCAAGAAAGAAGCCGCCCGCCGAGCAAGGATGGGTGCAATTGAAAGAAGCTGCCCATCAAGTCGGCTACAGCGTTGAAAGCCTTCGGCGCTATGGAGATGCTGGGAAATTTGTCATGCGGCTATACAAAGGTAAGTATTTCGTGCGGCTGCCAGACGTGATGGAGTTTTTTATTGAGCAACTGAATTCGTAGCTCCCGAATTGTTTGGAACCTGTGGAACCTGTGGAACGTGTGGAACCTATGGAACGTGTGGAATGTGTGGAATGTGAGGGCCTCTATTTCGCCTTTCGATGAATTAGGCTTGCGACTCACACAGGTGAACCAAATGGTTCACCTGAAGAGGAATTCGCGATGTCGTTTGGACTTCCGAAAAACGTCTTTGCCCATGTAGCGCAGCAGCGAGCGCGCTACGAGCGAGTGCCGGCGCGCGAAGCTAAAATCGATGAAGCGAACCGTGAGCGCCGCGCAGCGGAATTTGATGAACTAAAATCTCTCCTCACAACTGCTCGCCAGATCGTCGATGCTGCAGCGCTCGCTCGTCAACAGCAAGAGACGCTAGCCGCCGTCAAGTCAGCGCTAGCTGCAATGCCGCCGCAGGCCTATGCATCTATCGATCCCGAGTTAAAAGCGCGCGAGATTTCCGACGCTTCAGGACTTTCGGGTCACGCAGGTGTGTACGAGGAAATCTTGCGCGCCGTGAAAGCCGCCGTGGCGCGAGCCAATTCGCCAGAGGCACAGGCGCAGCGATTTCTGGATGCCAAGGCCCTTGCGGATGCCGGCGGTCGTGTTCCTGCGCCGACTGGTCTCGCCAAGCAATGTCTCGATGCCTCCGCCCTTGCCCGTGCTGGCGGCCATGAGATTCCCCCGCCGCCTCGTGGCAGTCTTGCTGCACAGATCATCGAAGCGGCCCGCAAGAATCGTGAAGGAGAAGGAAGCAAATGAGAGACGATACGATCTTGGCGGAGCTAGAGGCGCTGAAAAAGCGCGTAGCGGCGCTTGAAGCCAACGCCGGCCTGGTCAAACCTGCCGCCGCTGATGTGGCCCCCGCGAAGTTCGTCGAGCGAGAGGTCAGCATAACGCACCCGATCGAAACCAGTCCGATCGTTCTGCCGACCGAAACTGAGTATCGCGGCATCCTTTCAGCCGTGCGCGATGCCTATCCCCAGCTCTGGCGGTCCTTGTCCGCGAATCCTCGATTTGCCGACGAAGATGACGCTAGACTTTTTCGCGACTTTCCCGCGGTATTCGAATGCGTATCTCATCTGCGGCGTACTACCGAGGTCGATAACAAACATTCACTTAGTTGGTGGGTAGATGAGATAAATCGGCGGCTACACGGCCGACAAATCGACGGCCTCGCATTTCTCGCGGCCGTGATTGGCGCCGGCGACGTGTCCTTTGTGCAGCGCGATGAGTACGGCAACGTCTGGGCCTTTGGGCTCGCGACGTTCGGGGGGCGCCCCGCCACTGAAGCTTGGCGGCGCGTTCTTAAGGGTCAGCTTTTGACGCCTATCGCCGGAAAATTCGGAGGGCCTAGCCCGCGGCCTAGCGTCACGCTCGAGGCCGAGCAATGATGGAATCGCGACGCGAGCGGATGGCGAACGCTCGCGGCGCGCGCGGTGCCAGACCGGCGATTTGTCCTCCCCGGTCTGGCACCATTTTTTGGTTTAGCGCGCTCATCCTTGATGGGGCATGGCGCCCTCAGACAACGACAGCAGGCCTCCTCAGAGCGCGTTAAAAGGCCCGCCTGGAAGGGGTCAAGGCTTGCGCGCGCCAACCGAGAGCTGATCGGGATGGCAAACCCAATCGGCAAAATGACGGCAGGGCGATGCGTGCGCCCTGCCGTCTATCAGTTCCAAGGCAATGGAACGAAGTCTGACTATGAGCCGGGGAGCGGGTGATGTTTGAGCTAAAATTTGATGTGCGAGAGTTCGAGCGGCGAACGAAGGAGCTCGAGGGGACCCTCGACCAGATGCCGTTTGCTCTTGCTCTCGCCATGACCGAGGCTGCGGAAAGAACCAAACAAGCCTTGGTGGATGAGTGGCCTCAACATATCACCCAACGCAATCCCGGCTTCATCAAGCGCGCGTTGCAGGTCAAACCAGCAACCAAGCACGATCTGCGGGTAGAGATTTACGACAGTCTCGGCAGAGCGTCGCTGGAATTGCACGCCGACGGCGGCACGAAACAGGCAAAAGGGAAATTTGCTATCCCCGTCGAAAATAATGTCCAGCGAGGTGCGCGAGGGGTGTCCCGCTCAAAGCAGCCCCGTTCGCTCGCGAATTCTTTCGTCGCGGATCTTCGCGGAAAAGGCGCGGCGCTATGGGTGCGCTATGGGCGCAAGGGCAGGCGGCTCCGGCTGATGTACGCGCTCAGAGCCGTGGTCCCGGTTCGAAAGGACGTTCCATTCCGCGAAACCTTTGCCGCGACGATGATGCGAGAGTTGCGGCAGTCGTTCCCCGCCGCAATGAAACGCGCGATGTCGACGCGCAGGCCACGGTGACACGGGTAAGGCGGCACCTACTCGCCGCTTTTGTTTTGAAAAGCGAAGGAGCTTCGAAAAATGTCGCAACAAGACGACACTTTGAGGATGGCGGCGGAAATTGTCGACAAGTGGAGTGGTCCGCTCCACGCCATGAATAAATCTCTTCGCTCGCTCGCGGAGACGGCAAAGGGCACACACGTCACCCAAACCGCGCATGTCCGCGACCAGGCGAAGGCGTATGCCGGTCTGGATCAGTCGGTGAAGCAAATCGCCGATCGGACGAAGTCGATGCTCACGCCGGCGCTCGCTGCGGCCGGCGTTTCTATTCTTTCGGTAGGCGGTGCCGTCGCCGCGCTGGTCAAGGCGACAAACAGTTTCGGCGAGACAACGAAGAAGCTCGCCTTTATCGGCCGGGAAACCGGCTTTTCGATCACGAAGCTCCGCGAGCTTGACGCACTGGCGAGCCGGGTCGGAACCTCGCCTGAGGCGATGCGCGCCGGCGAGCAGGCGTTCGCGCACAACATGGAGCAGCTGCGCCGTTGGCGCGGCGCGTCGGCGGAGTTTTTCACAAGTCAGCACGATCTGAACGTCCGCGCGCTCGGCGATACGCTGCGGTTGTCGAGGAGCAACGAGGAAGCATTCGACGCCGTCGAGGATTTTCTCGATAAAGTCCCCGATATGGTTCAAAAAATGAACCTGCTCAAAGCGGTCGGCTTGTCGACCGAACTTGCAAATCTCTCTGGGCCAGAACGCCGTAAGGCGCTCGCAGAAATCCGCGACGATTTAGGCGACGCTGGAAAGAACGCGGTGAAACTCGGTTTGGCGTTTCAGCATGCTCGAGATCGGCTCGATACGACGTTGAGCGGTACCTCGGACATGATTGGCGCAGCGCTCGCCGAGCCATTTACCAGGGCGACGGACGCGGTTCGTGAATTCATTAAGGCAAATCGCGGCGAGCTTATGCCGGTACTCCATGATCTGGGCGACGCCCTGACCGGTTTAGATTGGAAGGATTTTGGCACGGGACTATCGGATTTTTTCAAATCAACCCTGACCGATATCAACAACATCGTGAAGGGTCTCAGGATACTCGACGAATGGACGGCGCACCCGGGAAAACTTGGTGCGGCCATCGGGGACAAAGCGGAACAAGCCGCGGGCTACATCAACAACCTGACCGGACAGCCATCGACCTTCAAGCAACGCGGCGCCGGTATCCCCGGTTTCGCCAGCGGCGGCATCGTCAGATCCCCGACGTTGGCGAGAGTCGGCGAGGCAGGTCCAGAGGCCATAGTGCCAC